AGGTCGCCGGATGCGAAACCGGCGATCGGCCCGCCGTTGGTGAGCGTGCCGTCGCTGTTCCAGGCAAAGCCATACACCCCGACAAAGTTCTGCATATCCGTGACGGTGGTGTACTCAATCTCCCAGTAGAATTTGCCCTCGCTGAATCCGATGGTGCCTGTCGTGCGGTCATCGCTGGTGGCACTGCATGTCTGCGTGAGGTTGCCGTTGCTGAGGGTGACGTTCCCCTGCAGATCGCCAAGCACGTACGGCTGGAGAACGCCGTGGTTGTTCGTGGGCGTATCGCTTGTCTGCACAGGCGCACCACCGACGATCCAGTGGTTGCCGTTGCCGGAAGTGTCCGCGCCGAGGTTTCCGGCATCGGCGTAATCCAGCTCCGAGTCGTGGGAGGCAAAGCCCCCAGTGAACCGTTTAGACACCCACAACCCGTTCACCAGCTCCGACCACTGCCCGAAGGCCTCCGGCCCCAGAGCTCGGCCGAAAATCAGGCGTGGCGTGGAGCAATAGACACCAAGAGCCAGACTGCCGTCAGCACGTGCCGCTATCGTGTGCTCTTTCGTGCTTCCAAAATCAAGCAGATCACCCGTTGCAATGGCGTTGCTTTCCACCGTCATCGCCGAAAATACGCCGTTGACATACAGGTCGATCCTGTAGGGGGATTGCGTCATATCGACGGACAGGACGACATGATACCACCCCGTTGAATCGTCGAAGATCCCTTGCGTGGTGGCCTTGTAGGCATTGGCGTCGCTTTCCCGGCGCAGGAGTACCTGAAAGGTGCCGTCAGATTGCCATCGCAGATATGAGTTGCCTGCAACGGAGTTTGGAACGCTGAGCAGGACCCCGTCGGACGCTCGTCCCTTTACCCAGCTTTCGAAGGTCCACGTCTGCTGATCGGCGGGGACACTTGGTGTCCATGATAAATAGTCGCTAATGCCGTCGAACAGGGCGGAATGGTCAATCTCACGCGGAAAAACGGCACGCACGCCGCCCAGACCGGTCAGTGGATGGGTAATCGGATCAAGCATCAGGCCACCACCCTGAAGTCCTGCAGGGCCGTGCCGCGAAGCACGCCGCCGCGCTCGATGAAGGTGACCACGTCCTCGGCGCCCGGCTCACCCGTCACCGTCGGGACCCTGCCACCGGGCCAGCGAATGGAGGCGGGCCACGCCACGGACCGCCAGCCGGTGGCGTCCTGCACCAGCGTCAGCTCGCCCGGCCCGGGGTTGGTGATGGTCATGGCCGTCACGTCCTCGGTGAGCGTCAGCAGCGCCCGGGGCGCGGCGGCCATGTCCCACGTCACCACTCCGGCCTCGATGGCCAGCGCGGTCTGCTCGTATTCCTGCGGCGCGGTCCAGAGGTTGGGCGATGCCATGCGGGCCCGCGCATCGAGCGCCGGTTGCAGGCCCTCCACGTCCATTATCTGCAATCCCGCACCGGCCTCGGCCAGAGAGTGGGCAATCTGGACGGACTGTTCTGCGGGCGAGAGCACGGTACCGAGCAGACGGGCGAACTCGCGCCAGACCCCGGCAGACTCGTCCCAGCGCAGCACGAGCTTGTCGCCGGGGCCCTGCAGGGTGAGATCAGCGGCATCGCGCAGGCTGATGTTCCCCGCCGCGTGCCGGACCGTGATCGCATCCCCGTCGCGGATCGGGGAGAGCAGGACGCGACGGTCGTCCGTCGGCGCGGCGGCGATATCCGTCAGGTCGTCTGTAGTCTGGGATTCGGGTGACTCGGGCAACAGGTAGCCCTGCCCGGAGGGCACGGTGATTGCTCCGGCGGCAATATCCTCGAATGATGCGCCGGCATCGACGAACCATCCCGGCAGCCAGACCCCTCCGGCGGCCTGCACGGTGCCGGGCCCGGAAAAGACCCGCGACTCGGTCCACGCCCCGAACTGGCCCGAAACCTGAAGATGCACGCCGGGGCCGATGAACAGGCTCGCGCCGGGCGTGGCCAGCACTGCGCTGGCTGCCGGAATGGTCAGGTCCTCGGTCAGGGCGTAATCGCCTTCGGGCAGGCTGAACCGCCCGGCTTCGCCCAGTTCGGCCATGGCAGCAAGAAACATGGCTGAAAAGTCCATGGCTGCCAGCTCGTCCCATCCCTGCAGGTTGACCAGATTCAGCAGTCCCTTGCGCAGGGTGTCCTTGTCCGGGCGCTGCCCCACGGTCAGAATGTCCATGACGTGTTTCACGGTATCCTCCTAAGCGACCACGGCGCTGACGGCCACACCGTAATCGCTGCGGTTTTCGGTTTCATCCTCGGTGCGGACCCAATAGTAATAGGTTCCGGCGACCAGCCCGGTGTCGGTCCAGCCGGCGTTTTCACCGGGCAGGGAGTAGACGAGCCCCGCCAGCTCGGCGGCGGCATAGTCGTCGGCGGTGTGCCGGTAGACGCGACTGCGCTCGAAGTCCTCGTCCATGGGGCATATCCACGTGATGGTTGCCACGCCGCTGCCGCCGGACGCAGCCAGTTCCTCCACCGGCGACGGCGGCGTGGTGTCCGCTCCGTTGGGAGCCTCCACCTCCGGGGCCTCGGGCATGTCCTGCTCATCCACTTCGGGATCCCACTGATAGGCGCGGTCGTCATCCTGCTGGAGCGTGAGGTCCACGCCGAGGCCGTCGTCCGCCAAACGCCATTCGGCAATGCGGTACTTGGCGCCCCCTTCCCAGCATTCGGGCAGATGCAGGTTGACCGGTTCGCCCGGCACCAGCGGCAGCAGGGACAGGTTCCCCGGAAAATCGACGGTGGACTGAAGGCGGTGCCGCTCCAAATACATCTTGGCCAGCCGCTGCGCCGTGGCGGGGTAACGGGTAAACGGCAGGTCGAGTTCGGTGTAGATCACGTGCCCGCCGTCCTGCTGCACGTACTCGTCGCTGGTCACGAACGGGTAGTCCGTGGGCTGCCACTTCTGTTCGACGCAGATGAACGTCCCGCGCACTGCATTGAACAGGTCCGTGCGATTGCGGCGCGGCTGCACGCTCACGCTGGCGCGCGCCATGCTCTGGCGCACATCGGCCACCACGGGGCTTGCCGAGGCAACGCGCAGGTTCCATCTGCCGCCGGCCACGTCGAGCGATCCCCCGCAGGAACTGAGCATGTCGCTCAGGATCTGGAAGGGTTCGCCTTCGGTATCCACCACGCCGTTGCAGGTGTACCGGGGCTCCGTGCCGCCGTTCTTGAGGGGCACCTCCTCGTCGCAGATGTTGGCGGCCGCGCGGAAGGAATCTTCGTTGATCCGCTCCGGGGGCACGCCGTAGCCGCCCAGCTCTTCGGGCGTGAGCAGGTAGTCGCGGATGCACAGAGCCGCGTTCTCGGTCCACTGGGTGGATCCGCTGCGGGGGTCCAGTACCTTGCGGCCGCGATAGACCACGGTGGGGTTCGGGATGCCGCCGGGAAACATTTTCTGGTCGTAGACCAGTTTCAGCGCGGCGTAGGCAATGCCGCGCATCCGGTGGTCCACGGTCCACTTGCCGTCGCATTCATCCATGAACCGCTGGTTCGCGGTCTGGTCCGGGGCACCGAGGTGGAAGTCGCAAAAGACGTGGGCGCTGCCGTCCTTGAGCCATCGGCTGTTGGTGGCGGCGCCGTCCTCGCTCAGTTCCACGAGTTCGTCGTCGAGGTACAGTTCCTCGACCGCGTCGATTTCCCCGGCGGCAAGGGGAAAGATGATGTAGAGGTTCTTGTTCTTGTCGCCGTTGGAGTGGATGAAGGTCATGGGGCCGGACGTCCGCACGCGTCCGTAGGCGTATTTCCAGCTCGTGACGGGCTGACGCACCATCTGAGACATGCCGCCGCCCCGTTCGTTGAAGCTCGGCATGTCCATGCTCGGCTTCTTGCCGGAGCCGAGCAGGGCGGAGCCGGCAAACGTGACCGCCGCCGTGACCACCCCGCCCACAACGGCGGAAAGGACCGCGCCCGAGACGGCGGACGCGGCAGCGGTGCCGGCCACGGACGCGGCCACCGCAATGACTGCGCCGCCCATCAGCCGACCCTCCATGCGCGAAGCGTCAGCGAGCCGGGCAGCATGGCCACTCCGGCGGGCAGGGCGGCCACGGCCACCTCAGCCCCCATGCAGATGCCGAAGCTGGGGATACCGTTTGCCTGCCGCAGAAACACCGCGTCGCCGCGCCGGGCATACGCGGGCGCAATCTCCGGCGCGTTCAGATCATGGGCGATCCGGGCCATGGCTTCTTCAAGCCCCCCGTCGCAGAACCGGCGAAGCGACACGACCGCCCCGTGCCTGTCGGAGTATCGGCCCCGGAACCACTTGGCCGGGTCCACACCCGTGATGGCCTCGATGGCATCGCACGCAAACAGACAGCAATCGTGCTCGCCCCATCGGAACTGCGCCGCACTGCGGGATTCCACGAACGAGATGAGGCGGGCCTCCCAGTCCGGCCGGCGGATCAGTCGTACTTCTGTTTTCCCCATAGCACCAATATCTCCTGTAGCGATGAAACAAACTCCAATCCCTTGTCACCGGGCGCGCGTTCGCGCAGATCCACGTCGGAGTAGTGGCGCACGCGCGGTCGTGTCAGGGATGCGAACTCGTGCTCGGCGGACAGGCTCACGGTTATCCCGCTGCCGTCCAGCGTGATCGTCGGCGCGTCCATGCGTCCGAGCCACAGGCTCACGGGGTCCGGCACCAGCGCCCAGTCCTCGGTGAATACCGCGTAGAAAAATTCCACGGCCCGCCCCTGATAGTGCTGCGTGAAGGCGGTCGAGATCGTGTCGAAGAGCGGAGCGCCCGTTTCGTCCTTGAGCGGGATGCCGCTGAGGCTGATGTCCACGGTCTGGCTCTTGAGGTCCAGTGTGTCGGTGATGCCCGAGACCCCACCGAACTGGCCCACACCGTGCCAGACGTGTCCGCCCCAGTGCAGGGAGCCGACGCCGGACCATGCGCGGACGGGATCGTCGGGAAAGTCCAGGTACACGAGCAGCGCGGGATACACGGTGCCGCCGGCGAGATGCGCTTCGACCTCGGGACTCATCAGGCGGGGCATGGGACCTCCTGGCGGAATTCGAGTTGGAACGAACTGAACAGGCCGGGCTCGGTGGGGTTGCGTGCCAGCTGGTCGTCCTTGGCGCGGAACACACCCGTGCAGCCGGTCCAGCCGACGACCTGACCGGAGGCCAGCGGGTACGTGGCCGGGATCGTGGGGCGCACATGCAGCAACCCTGCGCCCCACTGGTCGGTATTCAGATCGTGGGTGAGGATGTGCAGTCGGTTCTCCCCGAACTGCACGTAGTCCCCGGCCAGCAGCAAACCGGGAACCGAAGGCATCCAGCCCGCCGTCGGAATCACGCTGCCGTACACGTTTTCGGTGACGCGCGGCGGCCGGGGAGGCGTGTCCAGAAAGTCGGTGTCATCCGCGAACAGCGTGCCGTCCGCAAACGGGAACAGGAACGGGTCACGGATGCGTCCGGCAGGGGTGAAGCGTCGGAAGTCCGGAATCCGGATGCGTCCTGCACGGCCCCCGAGTTCCGCCAGCAACGCGTCGAGCCGGGCGCTTGTCCGCCGGTTCTTGCGGGAAAAGCGCATGACGCAGACCCAGCGGTCGCCGGGCAGAACGTACACCTGTTGCTGCCGCGTGAACGGGCTGGTGTTTTCGGCGGTGTGCGGCTCCAGCCAGAACTCGGAGCGGGAGGGGCGCAGGTCCGCGGGCCAGTCTATGATCATCCTATCCTCCCATTGCCCAGCGGCGTTTGCCGGGGTCGGTGCGCAGACGCTTGAGCGCCAGCTCCGCACCGTCCCGGGCGGCCCGATTGCTGGCCGCCTGAATCAGCGCCATGTTTTTTTCGGACACGTCGCCCGCGACATGTACGCTGGAGTCGATGTTGAAGACCACGCCGCCACTGCCGCCCGAGCCGCGAATGGTGACAGGGATGGTGCGACCGTCCGGAAGCGGCACATGCGCCTCCTTGCGGTAGCGACCTTCGGAAACCCATGCCAGCTGCGGGCCGACGGAGACGCCGCCGTTGGCGTAGGCGGCATCCGCGCCGGCGAGTTCGGTGGACTGGTTGCCGCCCCCGGAGGCGTCGCCACCGCTGAACAGGTCTCCGAAAAAGCTGCCCACGCCGGAGGCAAGGCTGCTGGTCAGCGGCTTCATGACGTTGATGCGAAATATTTCCTGCGCCACCTGCTTCACCAGATTGGTCAGGTCGCTCAGGTCTCCTTTCATATTGAAAACCATGTCGGTGCCGAGCTGCTCGACGCGGCGAAACGCTCCTTCGTAAACGTCCGCGATGCTTTCCGCGGCGGTCTGTGAATAGCGTTCGTATCGCGACGCCCCGAGGATGAGCCCGTCAATCATGCTGTCCGACTCCGCCAGCTGCATTTCGTGCTGACGCTTTTGCGCTGCGGCCCGTTCGTCCTCGATCTGGAGAATCTGCTCGGAAGCCCAGCGGTTCACCTTCACCTTGTCGGCCCCGGCCTGCTCAAAGCGCTTGGCTTCATCCTCGATGAGCTTTACTTCGTAGTCGTATCTGCCCAGAGACATGCGCTGATACTCGACATTGAACTCGGCCAGCACCTGCTTGCGCTGCTCCAGTGCGGCCTTCTGCGCGGCCAGCGCGCTGGCGCTCGGTCCGGACCGTTCCACGTTGGTGGGAGTCGGCGACGGATCGGGGGGAGGGTCGTTGGTGGGGGCGGGGGTGTCCCTGTCTGCCTGCCCGCTGCGGTTGTCCAGCACCCGGAAGTCATGTTCGGCCTGCCGGCGCTCTTCACCGGCCTTGCGGCGCATTTCGGCCAGCCTGTCGGTCAGGCGCTTGATCCGCGCTTCCGACTCGGCAATCTGTTTGCGGATGGCGGGGCCTTGGGTTTCCAGGGACTGGCCGCTCAGCTCGGCCAGCCGCTTGCGGCGGTTGGCCAGAAAGTTCATCTCCTGCCGCATGACGGCATTGATTTTATCCCGGTCCGTGACCTTCTTGCCCTCGTCAAAGGTGTCCTTGATCTGACCGATGGCGGCGGAGACAAGCACAATGGCGGCCCGGGCCTTGGCCCCGCCCACGATGGCGCCGATGAGGCCGATCTCCTGCACCACGTCGGGCAACTGGTTCCATCCCGTGATGGTTTTGTCGAACACCCTGCCCACGATCTCGGCAAAGTCGCCGGCGTGGCGGGCTGCACCGCCGAGCGTGGTCACGAGCTTGTCGCCGTTCTGGTCCAGCCAGTCGGACAGGCCGTTCAGGGTCTGCTTGAGGTCCGGCGCAATGTCCTCGCCCAGATCAAGCATGGTGGCGTCGAGGGTATTCTGGAAACGTTCGCGGCTGGCTTCGAGTGTTTTTTCAAATGAATGCCACGCTTTTGCTGCTCGTCCCTGCCGGTTCTCCATTTCCTGAAGAACCTGATTGAACTGAGAAAACTCGTCGGCGAGCATGGGGGCCATGCCGGTCAGGGCCTCGGACGATTCGAACAGACGGCCCATGCTCATGCCGCTGGCTTCGGCCTGCTTCTTGATCTGAAGCAACGCCCCGGCAAGGCCGTATTGCTGGACAAGAGCCTCGCCGCTGGCCACCCCCATGGATTCGAGCAGATCCCGCATGCGCTCCTGCGGCTTGATCAGTCCCATCAAAATGGCGCGGTACTGAGTGGCGGCCTGCGAGGTGGTTCCGGCGGTCTGGGAAATGGCTGCCAGCGCCGCGCCCATCTCTTCCGCCTTGACGCCGAGCAGGCCGGAGATGGCAGCCACGTCGCCGATGACCGGCACGAGCTCCGCGAAACTGGTCTGCCCCTCCTTCTCGATGGAGAACAGCAGGTCCGCCGCGTCCGAGGCATCCCGGAACTCGCCTTCCAGACCCTTCATGACCTTGGTGAGCGCCTTGATGGTCTTGGACTGCGAAACGTGCGCCCCTTTGGAGGACTGCGCCGAAGTGGTGAGCATCTCCATGGCGGCGGCCGGTTCCTTCACCCCCGCCGAGATGGTCTGGTAGTATCCCTGCACCAGCTCGGTCATGGTGCCGAGCGAGTGCGGCAGCTCGCCAAGCTGCGAGTCGATTTCCTGCAGCGACTGGTCGGTGACCTTGGACATGTCGCGCAAGCTCACCTCGTACTGCTCGAACCGCTGGGTCACGTCCCGCAGGAACATGGCGCCGCCCGCAGCCACGAACGCGTTCTGCAACGTCATGGCCCGGCGCGTGAGCGCATCAACGGCCAGCCCCGCCTTGCGGAGCTGGCTCGTTGCCATGTCTTTTGCGCTAATAATTATCTGAGTTTCCGGCATCGTTCCTCCGGGCCATCCGGTTCAGTTCGAATTGCTCCAGGTGCTTGAGTCTGCGAAAAACCCCGGCATCCACGTCCAGTGGCGGGTCCTGTCTTTCGGCCACCCAATCCACGGCGGGCCAGTCCAGCCCGACAGGGCCCAGCGGCCCGACCCGCCACTGGTTGTTGCAGTCTATCCAGAGGCGCCAGACCGCACGGTTTTCGGGCATGAGCTCCGGGCTGTCCGCGCGGACCTCGCATTCGGCGCACTCTGCGGCGGTGCCGTTACATGTGTCGCAGTATGCAGCTCGGTCCGGGTCCGCGACCCAACGCCAGACCGCTAGGAGTTTTCCGCCAGCTCGGGCAGGGTGAACGTGTGGCGCTGGGTCTCGGACACCAGCAGCATGACGTCGCGGTTGGACTGGCGGATCTCCTCGAACAGCTCCTCGCCGTACAGATTCTCCACCATGCGCCGCACGTTTTCGCGCGCTTCGAGCACATCGAGTTCGGCCTCGTCCTCACGGCGGCGCAGGATTTCCGTGGCCTCGTCAAAGCCGAGCCCCTTGAGCTCAACGGTCTTGCCGCAGTCCGGCAGCAGAATGGTCTTGGGCATCTATTCCTCCCAGGTCTTGATTTCGTTGCGCAGCCGCACCACGAGCCCGCTGCCTTCGGAGGCAACGTCGTGGAAGGCGCTGTAACTGAATTCTTCCTTCACACCCTTGGGCCCGGAGATGGCCGGGGTGTTTCGCTGATACAGGCATTCGGGCAGCAACAGGGACAGCTGATAGCCGTTGTTCACCAGCAGGATTTCCAGCCGCTTGCGGTCGCCGGTGTTCGACGCTTCAAGAAACCGCGTATCCTTGAACAGGGCGGTCATCTGTCCGGACAGCGTCATGAGGCCCTCGGAGAGAGAGCCGCGACGGCCGTCGGCGCCGATGGTGTAGCCGTCCTCGGTGTCCAGATCGTTGGACACGTCCAGCGAAAACGTCTTGAGCCGGTCGGCGAGCAGCACGCCGTCTTCGAGAATCCGCGCCTGACGCTGCTGGAATTTGTGCAGCGGCAGGCGGACGGCGGAGGCGTCATAGGGCTGGGTGGAGTCGCTTTCGCCACGGCCGACGATATCCAGACTGGCGGACATGGCGCCGGATTCGCCCACGCTCAGGCCCAGCGAGTTGAGCTTGAGGCCTTCGCACACGGCGTAGAGCGGCAGGTCCGGAAAAGCCTTCTCAGCGAGGAAGCTGGGCATGTCGTCAACCACCACATAGGTGTGATCGAAGAAGCCGGCGCTGGCGGTCGGGGTGTCGTCGAACGCTTCTTCGACGTAGGCGGCCGTGATCACGATTGCATCCAGACCGGATCCCCGACGCACGACGTGCGTGCCGTCATAATTGACCGTGCCGGAGATGACGACTTGCGCGCCGACCGGCAGGCCGTGCCCCTTGCTGGGCAGCGCCACCGTGCCGTCGCCGCGATCCGCCGCATCGCCGAGCAGCGTCACGACCCGGGCCAGCTGGACGGTTTCGGTACCGTCAAACACTTCGGCGGCATACGGGGCGGCAATCACCAGTTCGTTGTCCGTGGTCTCGGTGGCCAGCGAGTACGCGCCGTCGTAGCCGGTGGTGCCGGAGATGAGCACGGGAGCGCCTGCCGCAAGGCCGTGTCCGGTGGCGGGCAGGCCCACCTTGCCGGAGCCTTTGTCCACGGCGTTGCCCGCGTCCAGCGTCAGGGCTGGGACGGGCTCGGTGGCCGGCAGGCCGAACAGGCCGCGCAGCCAGATGCCGAAGGAATGCGCGTCAACGGGGACGTCGGCGCTGCCGCGCTCGTCGGTGAGCCCTTCGTCCGGCGCCACCGGGTTGCGTGAGCCGGTCAGGATTTCGTCCGGCGTCTGGTCGCGCGACTCGGCCACCTCAAATGATCGGATCGGGACCCGAAACGCCCTCTTGACGCCGGGCCGCACGCCGTAGGTGGCTTCGAAGTCCACCGTCACCGCACTTTTGTATCCTCTTGCCTGTCTACCCATAGTGTCCTCCTAAATGGTGTTGTCCTCGACCACCTCGAAAATCAGGTGGCGTTCAAAGAGATGCTTGCCCGGGCGCGAAGTCTCTCCCTCCCAGGACGATGGTGCGGCTTCGCACCCTTCCAGCGCATCAAGCGCCAGCGATTCGAAGCGGCGGATCAGGCCGTAGCCGCGAACCTCGTATCCGTTCGCCAGTTCGTCGCGTTCACGGCAATTCAGGCCGAGCGCCATCAGCACGGTCCTGCGGGCCGTGCTGCGCTCGAAACCGTCGCGGTCGGCGAACGGGACCAAGGCAATGTACGGCGCATCCCCGCTGCCGTGGGGCGCTCTGGGATCAAAGCCCAGAATCAACACGGGCTCGCCGCCGAGCGTGTCCCGGCAGAAGTCCTGCAGCGCAGGAGAATCCTGCAATGCTGCGACCCATTCTTTGGCGATTTCGTAGCTGTCCATGCGTTACCTCAGAGCGAAAGCCCGGCTGGATTTGCCGAGGTAGTAGGAAATCTTCTGCTCGATCCGTTCGAAAATCTCGTCGCGTGACCCCTCGTAGACCGGGGTGATCAGATCGCGGGGCGGGCTCTCAATGGTGTCCTCCGCCGGAATGGGCAGCCCGGCCGCGCCGAAGAACCGCCGCATCTTGTCCGTGACGCGCGTGCTGAAACCGCGCTGCAATGACCACGCGCGGCGGGCCGCTGCCGGAGAGAGCCAGCCCACGCGCACGCGCATGAGCCGCTTGTCGCGGCGGTAGCCGACGGCCTTGACCAGCTGGCCGTATGCGTGGGTGGCGGGTTGCCGGAAGTGTCCCTTCGCATCATCGAGAACGCGCTGCTGCTGAATCTCGGACAGTTCGGGCCAGTTCTCGCCGGGCGGATCCTCGTCGTAGACCGTGTTCTTGATTTCCTGCTGCAACCACCAACCCGCAGACCCGAGAGCGCGGTTGAACTCGGACGGGACGGTGCGCACCAGAAAAGCCATGAACGGAGCCGTGGTGTCCCGGATGGCCACGCGGGCCCCGCCCCGGTGGGACGAGTAAAAGGGGTAGGTCCGGAGCACGGTCTTGCCCTGATGGCCCTTGACCGGAAAACGTACCGTGCCTTGGTATCCCTCGAAATCGCTCCAGCTGCTCATGCCGGACTGCTCCCACGTTGTTCGGCCACGCAGCGCAGGCGCCACCATATCGGCGTCGATGTGCGGGGCAGGGCATCCACCTGACGGATTTCGTACAGCCGGGTTTCGAACGCGATTTCGTCGCCGTACACGGGAGGTTCGGGATGATCCGACACGGCGAGGCGAAACGAAGCGTGGTGTCCCAATCCGTCGAACAGGTCGGCATCGAACCCCGACGGGGTGGAGCCGAACCCGAAGACGGTGACCACCGCACGGGTGGGCACCGCTTCACCGGTCTCGGCCACGTAATCGACCGTGCGGCCGCATTCGTCGAGCATGGACCGGGCATGGTCTGACGTCAGCATGGCGTCAGTCCTCGCGTTCCGAGACAGGCAGCTCTTCCAGATCGGGCAGGGCTTCCAGCTCGCGGGTACGGGCGTTGTATTCCTCGGGCGTCGGCACGGTGTAGCCGTCGTCGGTCAGGGCTGCGGCTATCTGGGCGAACGTGGCCCCGACCCTGAGCGCGCCCTTGATCATCAGCAATACTTCCATGGTCCTGTCCTCCGACATTGTCTTATCCTCCGAGGATTCGGTTCATCGCCGCCTTGGCCTGCGTCAGCAGGGACCGGGCCTTGTCCAGCAGGGCGGGCCAGTCTCCGGGACGCGTGCGGGAGTACCGCCACGTGTCTGTGGCGTTGCGCAGCAGCACGAGGACGGTCTTTGTCCGGTTGAGCAGCGGGGCCACATCCGTCTTGAGCTGTTTGCGGGTGTCGGGTTCGACCTGCGGCAGCAGCTGGCGGTATTGCGTATCGACACTTTCAAAGGCCGTGGTGATTTCGTCGGTCACGGCCACGGCCTGTTCGTGAGGCGGCAGGTTCTTGAGCGCGCAACCGGACAGGGCGGGGCCCAGCGTGACGATAAGAAGCACGACGCCGAGTCCGGTCTTGTCGGGCTTGCCCGCCACCACCTTGTCCCTGGCCTTGATGCGGCCGTAGATCGTCCCGACGGTGGTCGCCACGGCTGCCAGCAGCGTCAGGATTTTTTCCAGCTCGCCCGCCTGCACATCGAGGCCGAACAGGCTGAACAGCAGCACGCCCATTCCGGCGAGGCTGGAAATGACGGTTTTCGATTGCAACAGATTCTTTTGCATCAGACCTCCTGCAGTCTGCGGTTGAGCTCGGTGACGCGTCCCGTCCACCCGAGCAGGTATTTCATGCTTGCGGGCCGCTTCCGGCAGATGTCCCGGTAGTGGTCCATTCGGTTGAGCAGCAGGTCCTTGGCCAGCAACAGCGAGCGGGTGCGGGAGTTGCCGACGTAAAAGTCCATGGTGCCGATGGTGCGGGTGCCGGTCACGCCGTCCACCACCAGCGACGGGACTACCTCGCCGTCGATGAACAGGGCGTTGATGCTTCGCTGGAGGATCCGACCGGCCGGACGGAGACCGAGGTTGACCGCCGTGTCGAACATGACCAGCGCCACATGGGCGGGCATCTGGTCGCAGTTCTGGGCGTGCCAGTAGTCGCGGCGGTAAATCTCCTTGGCGCCCGCACGGGTCAGGGCCGCGATATCCACGTCGGGGTACGCCCGCGCGGAGATACCGAATTTGGTTTCCCCGCCCGGATCGTCCGGGTCGTTCACATAGCCGCCCTCGTGCTCAAGCACGAAGGTGAGTGCGCATTCGAGACTGTTCATAAAGCCCTCCTGGGATCGCCGGAGTCCCGGCAGTGGCGCAGCCGCTCCATGAGCCATGCGGGCAGACGGATGCCCAGCGCGGCGAGATGGTCCGCTGCGGAGAGAAATTCGTTGATGGCCAGATACGCGATCATCAGATCCCGCGCGGGACTCTGGAGCCAGCTCGTGGAAATGGCCAGGTCCAGCACGTGGGCAATGGCGACGGCGATGACGTAGAGCAGAAACTTGCCGATGCCCTTGCGCATCTTCGCCAGCGACAGACGCCTTTCATAGAAGGCGCGCGAAAAGCCCAGCAGATAGTCGGCGCAGAACAGAATCGTAAGGGCGCCGAACGGCAGGTCGAACCCGCCGAGCAGCCAGCCCACGACGCCGAGGCAGGTGCCGCCGATGGCCTTGAGCCCGAACTGATCGGCAACGGGAGCGCAGAGGGCGCGCAGGGTGAGGATGGCGTCGAGGAAACTGTCGCTTTGCATGACCGCTCCGGGGTTGCCCCCGCCTGCGGACCATGGGGGTGACGTGTCCGCAGGCGGGGATGGTACGGAGGTTAACCCTTGTCGTCGGAGGTCCCGTTGGCGAGCTGGGCTTCCAGCCCCTTGGCGTACTCCACGGCCTCGTCCAGCTTGGCTCTCAGGTCCTCGTTCTCGACCTTGAGGGTTCTGGCGGATTCGTTGGCACTGTCGAGCTTGGCCTTCATTTCAGCCGCCTCGGCGGACATGGGGGGAGTGGCCGGATCGTCCTCGCCGGGCAAAGCGGCCAGCCCTTCCTTGAGCAGGCGGTCGGCCTCGCTGACGGGGATGGGGTGGACCTTACCGGCGGCGTACTTGCGCTCGCCGTCGAACAGGGTCGCGAGCAGCTTGACTTTCTTGGTTTTGGCCATGGCTACACCACCTTGTTGTACATGAACGCGCCGGGGTTCTTGGGCAGCGGCACCGGGCGGGATTCCATCAGGACGAACAGCGCGGAGGGGTCGTTCTCTTCGTACGTCTTGACGAACTTCTCGCAGGGGCCGGGGCACTTGAGGTCGTTGGGCAGGCCGAACTCAATGGAGTTGTCGGAGCTGCGGCTGCCGGCCACGGCATAGTCCGGGTGCAGCAGCTGCTTGGCCACGCCGTCCTCCTGATACGTGCCGCCGTAGACGTAGATGTCCACGCCGTTGACGTTGCCCTTGTACAGGCTCTTGACGCGGGGCGAGAGTTCGCCCACGTCAAGGCGGCGGTTGTCGAGCTTGTCGGCGATGCGGTCGCGGAAATGCTTCCACGCGTTCGTGCCCAGCACCACGGTGTCCATGCCGCAGCTGGAGGCTTCGAGGATCACGTTGTACCAGTCCTCGAACTGGCCCTCGGGATCGGCGCCGGGGTCGGACCACAGGGCGGTGCCGGACAGGGCCAGCTTGTTGTCGGCGGGCATGAGGTAGTCGATGTGCACCTTGGCGTCTTCGCCGGAGAGGGTGATCTCGCCGGTCAGGGCCATGGCGCAGTACAGTTCGTAGGTCAGCTCCAGCCGGTCGTCGAGGTTCTTGAGGTCGGCGGCCAGCTTGGCTTCGACGCGGTCCATCGGAGCGCCGGGGCTGCTGGGCGCGGTTCCCGGAACCTTTTCCTTCAAAAGGTCCGCTCCGGAATAAGG